GTGGAAGTCCCTCAGGGGATGGAGAGCATTTATCTGCCCCTTGAGTCCACCGACCCGGTTTGGTACAACGTTTCCGAGAATACGGTAAACGGAACCACAACCGGCTCTCCCGCCCCTACGATCACCTCATCCCGCATTGCCACCGGGCGCGCGTTGCTGACCCTTGCAAAATTGGGTGCACGCGTTGTCTGGACCGGCGAGATGGACGAGGGCTCACTGGTCCCGTTTGCTGGACAACTTAAGCAACAGTTGGCCGTATCCGGGTCTGAGTACCTGGAATCGCTCCTGATTGACGGTGATGTTGAAACCACCGACAGCACGAACATCAACCAGATCGGCGGAGCAGAAGTCACCGGCGGCCATTACCTGGCCTTTGACGGCTTCCGCAAATCCTGCCTCGTGACCACGACCGCAAACAGTCGCTCGGCTGCCGGGTCGCTGGACGTGACCGACTATCTGGAAACCCTCAAACTTATGGGTGGAGCGGGAATCAACGCGCTCGATCAGAACGCGGTCAGTTTCATCATTGACCCATCTACCTATTACAAGAGTCTCACCCTGCCCGAGGTTTTGACCCGTGACGCATTTGCCTCCCCGACTATCGAAGGCGGACGCCTGACCGGTCTGTTCGGTTACGGGATCAACGTGAGCGGAGCGATGCACTTTATGTCGGCTGTCCGCAAGGCGAACACCGCTGGCAAGGTTGACACCACGACCCCCGCAAATAACGCCTACGGCGCAATCCTGGGTGTCCGCTGGGACCAGTGGAAACTCGGTTGGCGTCGCCGGATCACGATGGAAACGACCCGCTTCGCAAACAGTGACAGCAACGAAATCGTTGCCATGCTGCGCGTTGGTCTGAAACAGCGTGACACCGAAGCCTCCGCGATCACCTATTACGTCGGCGTGTAATCGCCGTATTCAACAGCCTACGAAGGGGGGGAGAAATCCCCCCCGATGAAGGAGACATAACATGACACTTACCAAGATTCCTCGCAGTATTCGCCCTCAATCCGGGGCGCAACTCTGGAGCGTCGGACGCTGCTCAGATACCGTCCTGACCGAACTCTACAAGATGGGAACGAGCGGAGCACAATTGGTTGACCTGCGCGCCCGCGCAGATACCGGCTCTGGATCAGATGCTCGTGTATTCTATTCCCGCCTGTATCAATATGGCGCGGGCGGGGGCGAGGTCGTGCGCGCGTACGCGCACGCGATGAACGCCGCAACCGCAACCGGCGGAACGCTAAACGGTATCCATGCCTCTATGAACGTTGCAGCTACTTATGCCATCAACGGCGCGGGCAATGCGATCCGCGCAACCCTGGAGGCCGAAGCCGCGACCCGTACCCTGGGCGGGACTTGCGCCGCAATTCAACTCGATTCGTACATCGGCGCAAACAATACCGTGCCTACCTCATGGTCATTCATCCGCCTGTCAAAGGCTGGATCGGTTGACCTGGCCACGTTCTTGAATATTTCAGACGACCAGTGTTTGAAGGGAAACGGGACGCTCGGCGCGATCACCTCGGGCGATGCGCTGACCGTCAAAGGCCCCGCTGGACAGACCTGGTATATCCCGCTTGTGGCTGCCGGGTAAACGATGGACGAACAATCAAAGCAATCCCTCCTCGCCAAGCGCGAGGAGGGAGTAACAAAACTCAAACAAGCCGAATCAGACCTGTATTACCTGCAAGGCTACCTGAAGGCTATCGAGGATTTAATTGCTGAAAGCGAGGCAAAAGATGAAGATAAAGTTTCTGATTGACTTCGGCGGGCGCGAGACGAACGAAATCCATTATGTCGCCGGGCAGATCGTAGAGGATGCAGGCAACCTTGCTTCTCTGGCAGAGCGTGGCATTGTGGAGATTCTTGACAAACCCGCGCCAGTCATAGAAGTCCCCGAACCCCCAAAGAAAAAGGCAGGTAAAAAATGAGACACGTCTATTTATCCGGCACTTGCTCCGCGGGCGGGGCGCTAACCGTCAATGACACCAAGAATATCATGGGCAAATTGTACGCCATCCTCTATAAGCCCGGAACGCTTGATACCGGCGCGACTATCACCTTGACCTGTCAGGGGATATTCGCCAAACCGCTCCTGACGAAAGCCAACGCGGGAACGGCGGATACTCTCTATTATCCCCGCGACCTGGTACACGGCGTGGCGGATGGCGCGGCCCTAACCGGCACATCCGGCGGGGATCGTGTACCGCCTCTGCTGGATGGAACATTACGCTTTGTCGTTGCCTCTGGCGGAATCTCCATGACCGGCGGGGTAGTGATTTACTACGAGGATTAATGACGATTACATTCGGGTATTGTACCCTGCTGGAACTAAAGGCCTACATCACCGCGCGCGGCGGAACTACATCAACCGACGCGGGCGATGATGCCGTGATGGAGGATATTGTCGAGTCCGTATCCCGGTACATTGACAATCAGACCGCCCGCAGATTCTATAAGAACTCCACCGACGAAACGCGCTACTTCGAGGCAAAAGATAGTTACTGCGTAGATATTGGCGATCTTGCCGCCAGCCCTACTACCGTATCGGTTGACTATAACAATACCCGAACCTATACCGACCTTTCTGGGTCGGATTGGGAACTTGCTCCGGCTAATGCTGCGTTGGATGGGTTGCCCTACTCACAGATTGTAATCGCACCAACATCAACGCAGTATTTCCCCTCCACCCGGCGCGGGGTGAAGGTCTTGGCGAAATTTGGCTTTCCGTCCGTCCCCGATAATATCAAGGTGGACTGTGAAGCAATCGCGCTCAATATCTATATGTCGCGCTCCGGGCAGACCTCTGGCGGGAAGGTTACGCTGACCGCTGGCGGGGTCGTGATACGTCCCGAAGATGTACCCGCCTGGGTACAGTCCGACCTCGGCATTATGAGGCGTCACCTATGACCGTCTCCGTCCAACTGGCAACCGTCTGTGACAGCATAAGCAAGTTGTCTATTTCGGGCGTGACCATCAAGGATATTGACCAAATCACCGCCTCCCGAATTGGGCAGGCCGCGATCCTAACACCGAAGCCGGACGGGTTCGTGACCGGATTGGTGTTTGCCCCAGACAGTTTCGGCCCCGGCGCGACCAGGTTAGGGACGTTGCAATATACCCTGACCTATCGCTATTATCACTGCGCTATCGGGCAACTGCTTGACTTCGGGAGTTATGCCGCGCTCGTTGCCAATGTAGTCACAATTCTAAATGCTATCTTGACGAATGACATTGTGACTGGGTGCGTGGATGTATCTCTTGCGGGCGCGATAGACGTTGGACCTGTCACCGACCCGGCGGGTAACTCGTTTCATGGCGCGGATATTGCCTTGCTAATCAAGGAGTTTGTGAACTGATGAAAATCCGAATCTTGTTTGACCTGAACGAAAACATACAAGGCAAGGCCCAGCACTTCGACGAGGGCGACGAAGTGGAAGTACCCGACGCGGACGCCACCCGGATGATCGAGGGATTACAGGCGGAACCGGCGGTTATTAATATTGCCGCCATCAAGCGCCGCAGGAAAGACGCGGATAAGGAGGCCGAATCATGGCTGGACGAACAGTAGACAAACATTCGCGCGTGTATATAGACGGGTATGACTTTTCCGGGTATACGCGTTCACTTGGCGCGATGCCCTGGGAGTTTGATTATCAGATAGACGCCAGCCTGACCGATGAAATCAAGGGCGGTTGGCCGGGACGCGCAAGCATCGGACTAGAGCAGGTCAACGGCATGTTTGACAATACCGCAACGACTGGCTTTCAGACCGTCCTCAATGCCCCCGGCGTGATGCGTACCGTTATGATTCCAATCGGTATCAAGGCCGCGCCCGCGCAAGGCGATCCGTGTTGGATGGCCGAACTGGAGCAGGTGGATTTCAAATCAGACGTTGCCAATGGGATGCTGAATGCGACGATGAAGTTTGGTGGACATTCCGCGCGCGGGACGTTCTATAACTACCCCACGCCCTGGGGCTGGCTGCTCCGCCCCTATACCGCCACGACTGCCGTTAACTCTGCCGTTGGAATAGATGACTTGGCGGGAGTACCGACCTCAACCGCATACGGTGGATACATGGCCTACCAGATATTTGCCCGAAATGGGACGGTAACAATCAAGGTACAAGACGCCGCGACCAACGCCGACGGCTCGTTTGCCGACCTGTCGGGATGTACAACGGGTGTCTTATCCTACGGCGCACCTGGAATTGCCTATGGGATGGTCGCAATCGGAAAGACTGCAACAGTCCGGCGCTATTTGCGCTGGCAAATCGTACTTGGGACGGCTACAACCGTGACCTTTGCCCTCGCCTTCGTGCGTGGATATGCTGGAATATAAGGAGTAAAGAATGGCCGCAAATACTGGACGAACTACAGAAAAATGGGTGGATTTCCGCGTGGACGACAGCGGGGGAACACTCCGCTCCATCCCCGTTGACTCGATCAACGGAGTCGGGCTGGACTATGACGAGACAGATTTGACCGCGTTTCAGGACGCAATTAAGGGCGTTCTCCCCGCGATGGCAAACTGTCAGATTACGATTACTGGCCCGTTTGACTCGTCCGTTGTCGCCTCCGCCGGGACACTCTCTGGCTCACACACCGTGCTGTACAACCTGCCGGGCGGGGTGACTCCCCTCTCGTTGGATGTCCAGTTCGGCGTCAGACATGCGTATGATACCGAGCCGCAATTCGGGATTACCAGCACAGCCGCCAACGGTTTCCTTTGCAAATCGTACCAGGTTGACCCGAAGGGCGTGAAGTATACGGCGGTATTTGTTGTTGCCGCTGGTTCCGCTGCTCCCGCCTGGGGTTTGGCCGCCGAGGCGTAAACGGACGCAACTTGTCCGAATTAGTAGAAAGGTTTGACAATGGCCGAAAAGGTCAAGTTTATTGATATTCGCCAGAAGCACGTCGAGGCGTTCTCCTCAGATTTGCCGGAATACGCCGCAACCAAACCCGCAATCTATACGGGCGCGGTGGTTCGCGCCGCCGCGAAAGCGGGATGGTTTGACCCGCCGATTGAGGAGTCTGCGGTTGGCGACATGGAACCATCCGAAGTCAACCGTATTTACATGGCGGTGATGGCAGAGTACGCGCGGGTCGAAACCGTCCCCCCGGAATAATTCTGGCGGCGGCGGATTACGCAGATGGTGAGGGCGACCCGCCGCCAGAACTAAACCTCGCTCTCACTTGTGAACGGTGGCAGTGTCTACCAGAATCCGGCGGGGCGCTCGACCAACCCGCCGGACTTCTAAGGAAAATGGGCATCGTGTCTAACATCTATCATGCATTCCGGGCCTACTTTGACGCAACAGAAAAAGACAAGTGGAAGAAAGCCGCGCCCGAGGCGTGGGATATTGTTACATCTGTGATGAAGATGCAAATGGAGCGCGATAAGAATGGCTGATGTAAGTTTTTCTGTCGGTGCGGTAGACCAGGCCGGTAAGGTTATTCAACAGATCCGCGACCAACTTCAAGGGATGGGGAGGCAGGCGGAGCAGATTGCCGCGCAACAAACCGCCCTCAATACTAATACCGCCGCATCTTACCAAAAGCTGGGTGCGTCAATCAAAAACAGCTTTACCGAACTTAACTCCGCGTTTATGCTCATCCAGCGCGGGGCGGCGGCGGTTAAACAGGTAATTGACGCGACGGTAGGGGCGTTTGTCACGTATGCCAATCAGGTGAGGACAATCTCACAAATCAGCGGGGAATCGGCACAGGCGACCAGCGTACTAATTCAGGTAACCGACGATTATAAACTTGGAACCGATGACCTGATGACCGCCCAGAGGAAACTGGCGACACAGGGCTACTCACTCAATATAGAAACAATCGCCAAACTATCAGACGAATACCGCAAACTGAATAGTGGTGCGGAACGTCAGCAATTCCTAACCGACAATCTGGGACGTTCCAGCGCGGCATGGGCAGAGGTAATGTCGCAAGGAAGCGAGGCGATCCTCGCGCGTAGCGATGCGGTCAACAAGGGGCTTATCCTTGACCAGGCCGCGCTTGATAGTGCGCGGCAATATGAACTAGCATTAGATGACCTGAATGACCAAATCCAGGCAATAAAGGTTAGTGCTGGACAGACCGCCCTGCCGCTACTAACCCATCTGATGAAGTTTTCCCAGACCTCATGGGGCGAGGGTGGCTGGGGACAACTTCCTCTATTTTTGAATAACGTCAGTACCAAGTTCAGGGAAAAATATGGCCCCGGAACGCTGGGGTATTATCTGGCTAACCTTGCCAATATTCCTGCAAATATCGCGGGGAGTGTGCAGGGCTATTTAGGGATGGGGGAAACCCCGACCCCCCAGCCTGCCATTCCCCAATCCATATTAGATATCACAAACTTAATAGAACGCCGGGATGCTATACGAGAATGGCGGGAGGAAATTGATAAAGTCCCTCCGTCATTAGATGACCTAAACGCAGCAATGGAGCGGGACAAGGCAACCACTGCCGGGTATACCGCTATTCTTAGCGGGTCTGCCCCAGATGTAAAAAAGATGGCCGTTTCGTTCTTGCAGGCACAACTCGCCAGTGACGGCCTTCTGGACTCGATGGACGCCTCGGCCGTCTTGGGATTTGCCGAATCTCTTGGAACGGTGGACGCCAAGACCGCCGATGCGATGGCAAGTGCTATCAAATTCCAGGTTGCGCTGGACGAACTCAAAGCAACCGCCGCCGCAGGTGGATTTGATATTACGGCGCAAATGATTATAGATGTGGCGGCAAAAGCGGGCGTGAGCGTTGGCGCGGGGACGGGGATTATCCCAGAGTGGCTCCCTGCCGGGACTGTCGGCGGAGCGGATACCCGCCCGATGTGGTACAACAAAGACACCGGTCAATTCTCTATGTCCGGCGATGGCTTTGTTCCTTATGTACCCCTCCCGGTGGGCGGAGTTGAGCCGGTTACAATCCCCGCCGTTGTTCCCGTGACTGTTGTCAGTACGGTTGAGGGCAATGTAGTTACGGGAGTAAACGCCCCCGCAGTTCCCACCTTGCCTCCTGAGGCGGTAGCCCAATACACAACGGGGGCCGGAACCATTGAGGGCGCGACAGAGGGATTAACGGCTGGTTTCATGGACGCCGCCGCGCAAGCAAGCGCGCTGGTCGCCGCCATCTTGAAAATCCCCCCTGACTTCTCGCGGATTTATGATATGCAGTTTAATATCACCACAACCCGCCAGGGTAACTGGGCGGGCGGCTGGCTGCCAAGTATGGCAGCGGGCGGGGCAGTAGGTCCGGGCGCTTTCGTGGGCGATGCCCCCGGAGGAAGGCCGACCCCCTACATGGAGTTCGTAGAAAGGCTCGGAACCGACAGATACTATGTCCACTCCGCGCCAGAAACGAGACAAATGATGGCCGCTGGGCAGATCAGTATGAGCGGGGGCGGAATGATGGCAAATGGGGGAACGTTCTCCTCCCCGCCTCCTGCCAATTCTAATCAAAACAGCACCGCCCTACTGGACGAAATGCGCGCCTTGCGAGACGATATTATTGTCCGCTTTCCACAGGCGATCCGAGACGCGGTACAACAGATTATCACATGACAACACTAAGCTGGGACTTGGAAATCTCGTTCACCGACCCCGGAGAGGCGGAGTCTTTTACGTCCGTTAAGGCGGATGTATTACAGCAAAACTTGACGGCGGGCTGGGGGAATACCTCGTCCAATCCGGTTGACCGGGTGGCGAATGTCGGCCCCATTTCGTTTGTGCTGGATAACTCGACTTCCAATTCTGCAGCAACGCTTGGTTACTACTCCCCAAGTCACGCCAGTAAACGCTCCAAGTTCCAACTTGGAAATGCCGTCAGATTGAAACTAGTGGACGGAGCGAACACGCGATACAAGAAATACTATATTGCAAATATCCTGCCAGTACCCGGATCGAAGGGGGAGCGCGCCGTCAAGATTTCCGGCGTGGATTACATGAGTCGGTTTTCAAATCAGTATGGCGTGGGACTTGCCGCGACAGTCAATCAACGAACCGATGAGGGACTAACCACGATTGTAGGGCTATTGCCCAGCGCCCCAGATTTAACCTCATTCGCTACCGGACTGGACACCTATAAATATATATTCAATGATTTCACGCCCAATAAAACATCGTTCTTTAGTGTTGCACAACGATTGGTGCAAAGCGACATGGGGTATTTATTCTGCAAGGCCGACGCAACAGTTGGTGAGACTTTGACATACGAGACACGGGCGACCCGCCTCCGCACCAGTAGCGCGGCCACGATTGCGAATATGTCAGGGATGGAACCCAGACAAGAAGATACGAAAATCTTTAATGATATTATTGTTGCATATACTCCGGTTACGATTGGGGAAACGGTAGAGGTAATCTATACACATTCCCAAGAAGTGACGATTGGGGCCGGAGAAAGCACAACCTTTACCGCCGCATATACCGACCCAGACGAAATAGCCAGTGCGACGCGCTATTATTCTACTGGAGCGTTTGATATAAATATAGATGGACGATTTACGGCTACCAGCGGGGG